TGCCACTCATCCAGTAGGCAGGGGCGAGCAGCCTCTCCACAATGTCAGTCATCGCTGCCTCCCAGCGCGGCGCGGGCGCGTTCAACTTCTACCAGTCCAGATTTTCTAAGTTTTTCGTCAGCTAAATAACTGAGAAGCCTTGCAAGAACTGCCTCCAGCCGTTCGATGCGGGCGGCGGCTTCTTCAAAATGTACTGCATCGCCCAATGCCGTCCCGTTACTTTCGGAGCGCGCAACAGCAGCACGCTCCCGCAACCTCTCCACGATGTTAGTCATCTTTGCCCCCCAGCGCTGCTCGGGCCAGCGCAAAGCATTTCCGCGCGTCTTCATGGAGGAGTTCGTTGTCCTCCAACGGACCAAAATGGTCAGCGAATGCCAAGAGCGCAGCGCGAAGCCGTTCGATCTCCAGCGCCTGCTCGGCAATCTTCTTGCGGTACTCCTCGCGGGCTTTTTCGTATACGTCATACTGTTCGTTCAGCATCTTCGCCGCCGTATCAGGCCATAGGCTCATCACTTACCTCCCAGCGCGGCGCGGATTGTGTTGCAGACAGTGCAAGTGCAGGCATCGCCGTGCAGCGCCTCCATTTCTTCATCAGCCACCCGCATGACGCGGGCGACCTCAGCTTGGGTAAAACGGCATGGCGTCTTGGACACTGGTTAACCCACCGATACCGGAGCGTCAGTCTCGCGCAGCATGGCGTCGATGGCTGTGGTAATCCGCTGAACGGACTTCTTGCCGTCGCTCTCGTTCATGTTCCATGAGAACGTCAGCGTAGTGTTACGGTCCATGATCGTGACCGCATGGGTGCAGGGCATTTCATTGCCCTCATAGGGCGGGCGGGGAATCGGCAGCCACGGCAGATCGGCCAGGTCAGACATATGGAACCACTGGCATTTCTCGGGCAGGATCAGATCGACGTAGAGGCCGTCATCGTCGTCATCCCCAAACGTGATCATGCCGAGGCGCCACGAACCCTCGTACCAGACCCAGCCAGCATCGCCTTCATCGGCATCACCGACCGTCGTGTGCAGCGGCAGCTTTTCGTCAGACATTCTCGTTCTCCTTTGTTCCGTTTTTCACTGTTCGTTCGGGGCAACTTGTTTCCGGGGTTCGGAAGGTTGTTTCCGCGATGTGGGCAGCAATTCTCCGACCTATCCAGGCCATACAAGGCACGGCCATGCTGTTGCCGAGCGCCTTGTACCGTGGGACATCGGGACACTGCTCTGCGGGCTTGCCGCGCCATGGGATCTGCGTCCAGCCGCGTGGAAAGCCCTGGAGTGCTTCACATTCCTCGGGCGTAAGTCGGCGCACGGCCATGCTCGCCAGTACATGCGGCTTGTCTCCGCCGCCTTGCGATGCGCGCAGGGCGACGGAGTAGGCGACTGCAGCAAGGTTCGATGTCTTCGGATGCGCCTTCAGCGTTGGTGCCATATTGGCATTTTCGCCGCTGCCGTGGCTGCCTTCGTTGGCGTAGAAGCCGTGTGCCACCCCCGGCACGAAGGCGGTGGAGATGGTTGGCGAGGGATCACCGTCTTCCCCAATCCCCAGTCCCTGGCGGTTCTGCTCGTCCCTCTTGTCCGGATCGCGGCCTGCGTTCCGGAGGTCCAGCGGATAGGCAACGCCATGCTGCGCCCCGGCCTGCAGGGTGAACATGGGATCGCCGTCCTGTCCGATGCCGATCCCGGCGCGCGGATCGTCCGTCGAGACGCCAGTTCTCTTGCCGATTTCTTGAAGCGGGACGGCTACCGCCATCTGTGATCCGCCGTTCGCGTCATAGGCACCCAAAGAACGCAGCGTGGGTGACAGATCAGCGGAAGCATCGGCACCGTGATCAGGCCATGAGAACGCCACCGGTACCAGCGGCGTGCCGCGGCCCGTGCCGTCCTCACTTGCATCGAACCCTTCGGCGCGGAGCGCGTGCGTGACAAGGGTCTCGGTCTCGTAGTCCTGCCTTCCCATGCCGCCGGCGTTCAGGCAGTGGGAGATCTCTCCCGTCGATGCCTCGCCGACGAGTCCCGCCCCACGCTGGCTGAACAGTTCCTGGTTGCTGTAGCCGATGGCCCCGGTGTTGAAGGACTGGTTCAGGGTGGGGTGCGGATGTTCTACGCCGTCCCAGTGGCTGCGACGGTCGCCAGCGCCTGGTGCAGCATCGGCGGCAGCGTCTTGCCGCGTTTCTCTGCGCGGCGGAGTATCCCGGCGCACGCCTTCGAACTCAAGAAGAACCGCTGCGGGATCGAACCCGTCTCGAGCACTTGCGACAACGAACACACGACGGCGTCGTTGGGCCAGGCCGAAATATTGGGCATCAAGCACGCGCCACGCGACTGCTCTTTGGGGTCCATCAACCACACCCGCGTCTGTCCATTTCCCGCGTGGCGGAACGTAGGGGGCAGCGTCTCCCGCCAGGGCGGCGAGGAAGCATCCGAATGCATTGTCCTTGACTGAAAGGACGCCGGGGACGTTTTCCCAGACGATGATTGCGGGCGGTCTTCCGGCAGCATGTCGAACATCGTCAATTGCATCGGCCAATCTCACAAATTCGAGGGAAAGGTTGCCGCGGTCATCGTCAAGCGACTTGCGAAGGCCGGCCACGCTAAAAGCCTGGCATGGTGTTCCGCCGACCAGCACGTCGGCATCAACGATAAACGGCATGTCGCGGAGCTTGGTGAAATCGCCGTGGCACGGCACGTCCGGGTAATGATGGGCAAGGACAGCGCGCGGGAACGGCTCGATTTCCGAAAACGCTAGCGGCTTCCAGCCCAATGGTTCCCAAGCCACGCTTGCCGCTTCGATGCCGCTGCACACGCTCAAATACCGCACCTCACCGCCTCCACATCACCCAGGCGTCGGCAATGATCATGGCGAGGCTCAACAGGCCGCCGATGCTGCCAAGCGTGTAGAACGTCCACCACGCCCATTCTGCGACTGTTGCCGGCATTGTCACGCCCAGGCGTATAGCACCGGCAAATCTGTGCCGGCTGCCACTGCGGCGCACACGTCCGCGAACGCCGTGTATTCGAGGAACTGGCGCCGGTGCAGCTTAATGAAGAACGTCAAGACGCCCTCATTGATGCGATAGCGCAACAGGCAACGGACCTTGTATGCGTCACCGTTGAAGAAAATCGGGACGCCGATCGAGAACTCGCTCGGAACCGTCATGGCGCCGCGCCCCTTTGCTTCGACATCCTCGGCAAAGGTGATTTGGTGGCTTCCATCCTGTAGACGGACGCCGCTTTCGAAAGCGACCTTCTTGCGAGCCTGCAACCCCGTTACCAGGTCGAGGAAAGCCGCGGCCGGCGGGTCTACGATATCCGCGCAATTCTCCTCGATAAACTCCGCGAAATCCATTTGGCTCATGGCCTTCCCGTCGATCGCACGCCACCGCGACCACTGTTCGGAAACGGGAACGTCGAAGGAAATCGCGTGGTCGCACCGATCGGGCGCAACGCCGGAATGATAGTCGATCACCGCCCGGAGCTTCGCGCCCTGGGGGTTTGCAAAGATCGTCGTTTTTGCCGCGTTGTCACCGGCGGTGATCTTGAATCGATTCACATAGGAAATGAAGGCGTCGGCGTCGAGGGCGGCGACCTTCTGCTTGACGTGTGTCATAGGCGGATCGATCGGGCGCAAATGCTCGAGCGTCCCGTCGGGGCGCATGATCGCCTTTCCACCCTGGGGGTGATCGATCGCCGTCATGGTCTGCCGGGTAAGGGCGGCGACGGATTCCACGAATTCGTTAGTTGTTTCCATGCTCATTGTCTTGACCTTTTATGCGGTGCGAAGGTTTCCGGTGGTCGCTTCGGTGACGTCCCTAAGCGGCAACTCGGGCTGATTGGGATTCCGGCGAAGCAGATTGCCGCCGCCATCGGCAAAGAAGATCGTGACGCCCTTTGCGGCCTCGGGGATCTTCGCCTTGATCGCGGCGGTAACGCTCACCGCGGTCTCGCCGTTCGGATTAACCTTGAGCGTGACGGTGATCTCCCCCGGCTTGCGGTGCTGAGTAACAGCCAGCACCAGCTCCTGCAGCTGATCGTTCACCTGGTTGAAGGCTATCCCTCCCTCAACGCTTCCAAGCACGTCTGCGAAATTCGACATCTCTGGCCCTTTCGATTAGTCGTTGGTGGCGGCAGCCGGCGGATTGTTGCCGATCAGCGCGTCGATCGCCGCGGCGCGGGCCCGGGAGGAATCGAGGATCCACGCCCGGAGCATCTCAAGGTCGCGTATGTGCCGATTGATGCGCTCGGCGCATTCCTCGGCGTGCCGGATCCCCTCGGCCTTCTCGGCGGTGAGGGCGGAAACGATTGTCGTCATCATGATCAGATTTCCCATTCTATTTCGTTGGATGGTATGCGCGTCGTCGGCTGCCTGGTGGGCGGCTGGAATTCGGGGATCTGCGGATCGTCCAGCTCGAGGCGCCGATCGCGCATCCGGAACTCAATCCACAGAGCCAAAGCAAGGGCGAGGAGCAGGGCAACGCCCATAAGGATCGACGTCATGACTGGCCCTCGTCGATCGAGCCGTGCCAGATTTTCGTCCGCACCGGCGGGTGGTTATTGATGCGGAACCCGCCGTCGAAGTCGTCCCGGGCATCAGCTCGGGCGCCGACAATGAAGAACGCGGCGGCCATGAAGCCCACGCATCCGCCACACGCGAACACAAGCACATGCAAAAGAAAATCAGCCATTGTTGCTCTCCACTAGAGGGATAACCTTGACGACCGTCTGCGGGACCAGCCCGTACCGTTTCGTGACTTGCAGCGTTGCGATCTGCGCGTCGTCACGCCACACGATGCCGTTCAGCGCATCGCCCAGGAGCTTCGCCACGTTGTCGCTGTCGGGACGTGAGACGAAATACTGCGAGCCGTAGGTGCGGCGCTTTTTCTCGCTCATGCTTTTGGGCCACGGCCAGAAGGCGGACACGATGACTTCCAGCGCGCATTCGAAAGGCTGCTTGCCGGCCATGGCAGCTGCCCCGATCTGGCCGATCGTCAGCTTGTTCCGGGCCTGCTCCGGGCTGTCGAACCGGGCCTTGCCGTTCGATCGCGCACGCTGCCAGGCGCACGGCTTGCCCGGGATGATGATGGTGATCGTGTTCATGCCAGCAAGAGGAAGAACATTGCGATCGCGCCGAACACCGCCATCCCGGAGATGAACGTCAGCACGTCGACCACCTTGTCTGCGAGATAGGTGCCCAGTGGTTCCTTTGCAGGGTTTGGGGTCGGCACCGCTGGGCTGAGGCTTACGGAAAACTCCGAACGCTTTACAGTGTGGAGTTTTGCAGTCTTGGAGCACCGCGAGGCGGTCGCGGCCACCGAAACCGGCTTCGTGCCGGAATTGGTTGGCAGCTCCGCCTGGTCTGGGGCGGAGCTGCCGTCACCCACGCCATCGAGGCACCGAAAGGGCGGGGGTGATTTCTGATAGGAGGGGAAGTTCTTGCTCTTCCCGGTGATGATGACGCGGTGCATCAGAGCACCGCCGAATGATGGTCGCCGCGCAGCTGAGCGCTCGCCGGCTTGAGCTCGTCCGCCGCCGTCAGCTTCTCGATGAGCTTCTCTTCGATCGCGGCATAGTCGGCGCAGCGGTAGAGGATCTCGCGCAGTTCATCAGGGCAACGGATTTCGCCGGTCTTGACGCGCTTGAACACGTCGCCGTTCCAGCGGCCCTCGGTCTTTTCAAACCGGATATCCTCGATCGAGAAGTCGTAAAGCGCATTGTTGTCGAGCTCGTAATCAACGACGGCGGTGCATTCGCACTCGAAAATGAAGACGCCGTCTTCCTCGACGCAGATCGTGGTGGGGATGTATGCGATGCCCATCGGTTGCCCTCCCGTTGCTGATGGGAGGGAACCTACAAGAAAACTAGTCAGCAATCAACAAGAAAAATAGTAGAAGTCAAAAAGACGGAACGCCCGACAAGATTTCTAGTTGACGAATAACTAGAAACCTAGTATCAGGGTTCCATGAATCAATACCAAAAACTACTGAAACGGGCGGTTGAGAAGGCCGGCAGCCAGAAAAAGCTTGCGGCTGCAATTGGCCTTTCCCAGCAAGGAATTTCCTATCTTCTCAACAGCGCCGAGCGCGTGTCGGCGGAAACCGCCGTTGCCATCGACCGGTTCACCCGCGGCGAAATCTCCAAGGAACAGTTGCGGCCGGACCTGTTCGGCAGCGCCAGTCGCCGCAAGACGGAGGCTGCGTGATGAACCCCGGCCCGGCGGGTTATCCGTGCGTTTCCTCCCTGAACTGGCCCGCTCTTCACGGGGCGGGCCTCTTTCCATTCATCTCACGCGGCGGTGCCGGTGGGGCGCAGGAAGAGGGGGCGGCCATCGCCGCCGCTCCCTCGACCGTCATCGCCCCGGTTCCTCGCGACATCATTTCCCGGGCCTATATGACGCCCGCGAAACGGGGACTTCATCCGGTCTCTGGTCTTCAACAGGAAAAGGAACACTGAAATGGCAATCTCTCTTGCGAGCCTTAAGCGCCAGGCGGTCCGGCTCCCGCCGCTGATGCTGTTCTACGGTCCGGCAGGCATGGGCAAGACGTCGCTGGCGCTCCAGGCTCCCGGAGCGGTCTACGTCCAGATCGCCCCGGAGCGTCCGCCGGCCGACGTCGACCCACTGGGTTTCGGGGAACTGACCGAATACGCCCAGGTGATTGAGGCGCTGGGTGCGCTCTATACCGACAAGCACGAGCACCGCACGATCGTCATCGATTCCATCGACGCCCTGGAGCCGCTTGTCTGGCGCGAAACCTGCCTCCGCAACCAGTGGAAGGACATCGAGCAGCCGGGCTACGGCAAGGGCTACCTGGCGGCCGATCATGTGTGGCGTGAGCTGATCGCCGGCTGCGATGCGCTCCGCCGCGATCGCGGGATGCAAGTGATCTGGCTCGCCCTCGCCGAAGCCTCGAGCCATGAGGAGCCCGGCGCCCAGCCCTACAAGCGGTACATGATGAAGATCCACAAGCGCGCGGAGGGCCTTCTCACCCAGGCCGCCGACGCCGTGCTCTTCCTCAATACCAAGGTCACGATCAAGGAAACCGAGGCGGGCTTCGGCAAGAAGAACACCCACGCCGAAGGCGGCGGAACGCGGTGGCTCTTCACCGATGGCCGCCCCGCCTATGTCGCCAAGAATCGCTTCGGGCTCCCCGACTCCATGCCGCTCCCCAAGGGCGAGGCGTGGAAGGAACTGGCGAAGTATCTCCCCGGTGCCGCCGAGGCGCCGGCCGAGAAGGCCGCGTAAGCGGAAACTGAAACTCAACAGCAAGGAAACAGTGAAATGGCCGATCTCAGCAACTTTTTCGATGACGTCGACGATCGCGCAGTCGCAGCGTCGACCGGCGTTCCGGAGCCTGTGCCGCCGGGCGATTACCTCCTCCAGGTCGACGCCAACGAGCTGGTGCCGACGAAGGATGGCACCGGCATGATGCTTAAGTGCACGCTCGTCGTCGTCTCCGGCGAGTTCGAAGGCCGGAAGATCTTCCCGCAGTACAACGTCCGCAACAAGTCCGCCCAGGCTCAGACGATCGGCATCGGCGAGCTGAAGGCGCTGGCCGCCGCGTGCGGCGTGGATTGGGAGATCGCGCGCACCGACACGGACTCGCTGCTCTTCAAGCCGTTCCGCGCCAGTGTCGGATTCGAGAAGAAACAGCTCAACCCGGCGACCGGCAAGCCCTATCCGGACAAGAACCGGGTGACGAAGTACATCCCGGCGGGCCAGGCGGCGCCGGCTGCAGCTGCTCCGAAGCAGCCTACGGGCCAGAAACCCGCGGCGGCTGCGCCTGCGCGGCCCTCGGCGCCGCAGGACGGCTTGCCATGGAAGAAGAGCGCCTAGCCTAGCGGCGGGGCCGGTCCAGATCTCGACAATCAACCGGCCCCGCGTCTCACCCGATCACGTCAACCGTTCTCAAGGAGCGGAACCACTTCGCATGCGCGGAGGGTCCGATGCAACATGGCTGAACTTCCGCCTCCGACACAGCTGACGCTCGATGCCGTTTACCGCGCCTATGAGGCGAAGGCCGAGCGCAATCACAGATCCTACCTCGGAATGTCGACCATGGGGAACGAGTGCGACCGCGCGCTCTGGTACACGTTCCGCTGGGCGCACGAGCCCGAGAATCTGGACGGCCGCAAGCTGCGCCTGTTCGATACGGGCCACCGCGAAGAGGCCCGCATGCTGGACGACCTCGAGATGGCCGGCATCGAGCTCGACCGCGTGAATCCGGAGACCGGACGCCAGTGGGCGCTCTGGGCCCTGGGCGGACACTTCCGCGGCCACATGGACGGACAGGGGCAGGGGTTCCTAGAGGCTCCGAAGACGCGCCACGTCCTCGAGTTCAAGACCCACAACGAGAAATCGTTCAAGTCGCTCGTGAAGGACGGGGTCCAGAAATCAAAGCCCGGGCACTACGCCCAGATGCAGCTCTACATGCACTTCTCGGGTCTGACGCGCGCCTTCTACATGGCAGTGAACAAGAACACCGACGAGATCCATACCGAGCGCGTTGAGTACGACGGGCAGGCGGCCATCGTCCTGGTGGCCCGTGCCGAGCGCATCATCCAGTCGGCCGAACCGCCGTCTCGGCTGCATGACGATCCCACCGCCAAGATGGCGTGGGTCTGCAACTACTGCCCCGCCTTCCAGCAATGCCACGGCGGCCAGTTCGCGCCGCGCAACTGCCGCACATGCCTTTACGCCACGCCGGTCGATGGCGGCTGGCAGTGCGAGCTGCATGGCGGCCTCGATGAATCCGCACAGCGCACGGGATGCGCGCAGCACCTCTACATCCCCGGCCTGGTGCCGGGCGAACAGATCGACGCCGACCCGGAAACTGGAACCGTAACATACAGGATGAAGGACGAAACGGAATGGAAGGATGGCACGCAATGACCGATTTCTGGACGATGGAACGCATCGATCACCTGTTTTCCATGGCACGCGATGGCAAGAGCTTCGGCCAGATCGCGGCGGCTATCGGGTGCACCAGAAACGCTGCAATCGGAAAATACCAGCGCGTGAAAATCGCCCGCGGCGAATACACGCCGAAGTCTCGCCCGCGGGAAAATGTGACGCTGGCAAACGGTGAGCCGCGGCGAAGGAAGCCGCAGGTCGCACCGCGTGCCGATGTGGTGAAGCCGATCGCGGTGGCATGGAAGCCCAGCGGGCCCGCCGTTGGCATCGTCGAGGTGACGGGCTGCCGCTATTCGACCGGCGATGATCCCTCCGTCTACGGCGGCATGGTGTTCTGCAACGAGCCGGTCGACGGCACCCGTCCCTACTGCGCGCACCACGCGGCGATCGCTTACGCAAAGCCGGTCCCGTCGGCGAAAAACAAGAAATTCAAAACGATTCCGATCTCGCTCATGCGGATGGGGGCACGGTGATGGGAAACCTACGTCCCCTGGCAAAGCCCGCGCTTGATGTTCCGGCGTCGAGGTTTGCCGGGAAGCCGCCCCGCCTGGGATTCCTTCCCCTCGCGCAGCTGCGGATCGACGATACATTCCAGCGCAATATCGAGGGCCGCGGCCTGGCGACGATCGCCCGGATCTGCGCCGAGTTCGACTGGCGCCGGTTCGCGCCGCTGATCGTCGCCCGGGTGCCGGGCGAGGAAGAGCTCTACAGCGTGATCGACGGCCAGCACCGGGCCACGGCCGCCCTGCTTCGCGGTTTCGAGCGGGTGCCATGTGCGATCGTCGACGCCTCCGCCATGGAGCAGCCCGAGATCTTCGTGGCGGTCAACGGCAACGTCACGCCGATAACCATCTTCCAGTTGTTCAAGGCTGCGCGTGCAGCCAAGGCCGCCTGGGCGGTCGAGATCGATGAGGCATGTGCCACGGGCGGCATCACGCCGCTCGTCTACCCGAAGCCCAAGAGCAAGATCGCGCCTTTCGAGACCATGGCGATCGGCACCCTGCGCCGGAACATCGCCCGGTTCGGCGTGGCCGACGTCGGGGCGGCGCTCAAGCTGGCGGCAAAGCGGCCGGAGGCTGCCGAGCCGGGCTTCTGGTCGTCTTACGCGGTCGAACACTCGATCGCGGACTACCGGATCGCCCAGGGCAAGCGCCAGGAGATCGGCGACCAGACCGGGGTCTCGCTCGCCCAGCGGATCCGCGACCTCCGGCAACGCGGCTATTCGCGCTTCGCCATTCAGGCGGCGCTGCGCTGCAAGCTCGCGGACATCGAGGAAGCCATCTGGGAGGCAAGATAATGGAACTTCGCCCATATCAGCGCGACTCGATCGATGCGCTTTACGATCACTGGGAAGGGGGCGGCGGCAATGGCCTGATCGTCATCCCGACAGGCGGTGGCAAGTCGCTGATCATCGCCACGCTGCTCCGCGAGGTCATGACCACCTGGCCGCTGATGCGGGTCGGCATGATCACCCACACGAAGGAACTGATCGCCCAGAACTTCGCCGAGCTGATCAAGATCTGGCCGCAGGCGCCCGCCGGCATCTACTCCGCCGGCATCGGGCGGCGCGACACCAGGCACCCGATCCTGTTCTGCGGCGTCCAGTCGGTGTGGAACAAGACAGACCTGATCGGCCGCTTCGACTTGCTCCTGATCGACGAGGCGCACCTGATCTCGCGCAACGCCTCGACCATGTACGGCAAGTTTCTCGAGGCTATGAAGCGGATGCAGCCCGATATCCGGGTGGTCGGGCTCACTGCCACGCCATACCGGCTCGACTCCGGGCGGCTCGACAAGGGGCCCGACCGGCTGTTCGACAAGATCGTGTACGAGGCCAACGTCGCAGACCTGATCGCCGATGGTTTCCTCTCGCCGTTGATTTCAAAGTCAACGCATGCCGAGATCTCGACGGCCGGCGTGCACCGCCGCGGCGGCGAGTTCATCCCGGGCGAGCTCGAGGCCGCAGCCATGGCCGACGACCTGGTCGAGCGTGCTGCTGCCGAGATCGTCGCCCGCGGAGCAAACCGCCGGGCGTGGCTGGCATTCTGCACGGGCGTCAAGCATGCGGCGGCTGTCCGGGATGCGATCCGGCGGCACGGCATCAGCGCCGAGTCGATCGACGGCGGCATGCCGGCCAAGGAACGCGACCGCATCATCCAGACGTTCCGGCACGGCGGCATCCGCTGCCTGACCTCCGTCAACGTCCTGTCGATCGGCTTCAACGTGCCACACGTCGACCTGGTGGCGCTTCTCCGGCCCACGGAATCGGCCGGCCTCTACATTCAGCAGGTCGGCCGCGGCTTCCGCCGTGCCCCCGGCAAGGACAACGCCTTGATCCTCGACTTCGCCGGGAATGTCAGGAAGCACGGGCCGGTCGACGCCGTCGTGACGCCGGGAGGAGCCAAGGGCAAGGGCGACGGCACGCCATCGGACAACGAGGTGCGCGCCAAGACGTGCCCCAGCTGCGAGTCCCTGGTGGCGAACCGCGTCATGGTCTGCCCCGACTGCGGCCACGAATGGCATGCCGAGCCGAAGCATGAGGAGCGCCCGGACGACGTCGACATCCTGTCCGGCCGCACCAGCGACGGGTGGATCCCGGTGCGCCACGTCTCCTACTACCAGCACCGCAAGCGCGGCAACGACACGGCGCCGCCCACGCTCCGCGTTGCCTATGGAATCGGCATCATGACCGTGAACCAGTGGTGGTGCTTCTCCCACCCGCACGGCTCGATGCCACAGCGCCGGGCTGCCGGGTTCTGGCTCGAGGCCGGCGGTTCGCTGCCGATCCCTGAGAGCGTCGACGAGGCCCTGCGGCGCCAGGACGAGCTCCGCCAGGCGGTGGCGATTCGGTACAGGCAGGCCGAGAGCGGCTTCAACGAAGTGACAAGCCGGAAGTACGCGGCGGCCGGGGAGATGGTGGCATGACGGAACTTCTCCTCGGTTGCCGCGAAGAGACTCCGGCCGCGATCTGCGGCTGCTGTGCACGCGCTGCGACATCGGTCGGCGTCATCCACCCACCGGGCCAGAACGTGCTCTGGCTCTGCGAATTCTGCTCTCCGAAACATGGTTTGAAGGTGGCCGACATGAACCCCACGAAGCTCTCCGAGACCGAAGCCCAGGCGCTCGATGCCGCCGCGGCCGCGACTATGTCCGACGTGGTCGACGCCGTGTTCACCCAGTTGTGGGCGCACGGGATCCGCGACCTCGAGGCGCTGAATTCGGAGGTGTTCGGCAAGATCATCTCCGACATCGCGGCCTCCGCGGATTACCGCGAGGCGGTGCGGCAGACGTTCCTCGCCTACGGGCAGAACGTCCGCACCGCCCTGACCAATATGCAGGGCTGAAAATGTCCATGGCCGAGGCCGCCCCCGTGTCACCGTTCGCCCAGGTCTGCGAGAAGCTCCTCGCCAACGGCTATTCGCCCTTGCCGATCTCGCCCATGAGCAAGGCGCCGTCCGAGTTCCGGGGCGGGAAGTGGCGGCCGATGTCGAATTGGCAGCGCTACCGCGAGACGCCGGCCACCAGTTTCATCATGCGGATGTGGTGCCAGTGGCCGGACGCCAATGTCGGGATCCTCACCGGCACGCGCGCCACCGCGACCCATGTCGTCGCGTGCGTCGACTTCGACACGGATGATCCGGATCTGCTCCTCGAGATGCAACGGGCCCTCCCGCCGTCGCCCGTGATGAAGCGGGGGAAGCGGGGCTTCTCGGCCTTCTACCTTGTGCCCAATGGCACCCAAGGGTTCCGGACGGCCATCGTCGAGCTCTTGACCGATACCCGGCAGACGGTGATCCCGCCATCGGTGCATCCCGACACCGGGCGCCCCTATCAGTGGACGGGCGGGGCCAATCTCCTCGACACGCCGGCCACGGCTCTCCCGGCGCTCACCGAGGACCACATCACGCGGTTCCGGGACACGGTGGAGGCGTTGACCGATCACCCGATCCCGGCGGCCAAGGCGGTGATCCTGCCGTTCCCCGACGACGAGGACACGGTATGGCGGCGCGTAAACGCCCGGGCGTTCGCCGACCTCGACGCATGGGTGCCGGAGCTCGGGCTCCCGAAGCTCCGCAGGACGGCCAACGGCTACAAGGGGGTGGCGTTCTGGCGGGCCTCGAGCACCGGCCGCGAGATCTCCCAGCGCAACCCGAACCTCTCGATCGTGACCAACGTGGGCGCGCGGGACCATGGCACGGGCGAGAGCTACTCCGCGATCGACCTGGCGATCGCCGCGTTCGACATGGACCTCGACACCGCCTTCGAATGGCTCTCCGCCCGCCTCGGGCTCCTCGAGCAGCCGGTCGAGGTATCGGGGAAAGAGGTTTCCGAATCCGGGAAAGAGGTTTCCATATCGGCCGAGCCCGTGACCGTATCGGTTCCGCACGATCCGGAGACCGGGGAGGTGATCGACGAGCCTCCCACCGACGACGAGCTGCCCGACCACCTGACGCGGGTGCCGGGCCTCGTCGGCGAGATCGTGGATTGGGTCTGTGCATCGAACCGGAAGCCGAACCGCGTCCTGGCCCTCGGCACGGGCTTGAGCGTCGTCGGGACGCTGGTGGGAGGCGGTCTCGCGGGCCCGAGCTCGAAGAACGCCACCCACCTCTATATCGCGTGCATCGCCCCCTCCGGCGCCGGCAAAGAGTATCCCAAGGCCGCGTGCGGGCTTCTCCTCGACGCGTGCAATGCCGGGGCGCTCAATGGCCCGTCCGACTTCAAGTCGCACTCGGCGGTTGTCTCGGAGCTCAAGGCGAACCCGGTCATGCTGTGCGCCGTTGACGAGCTCGGCGTGATGCTGGGGCGCATCCTGTCGGCCAAGGCCAAGCCGCACGACAGCGACATCTCGGCGATCCTGCGCGAGCTCTGGGGAAAGAACTTCATGGTCTACCGGACCCCCGCCTGGGCGCAGGCCAGGTCCGAACCGATCCAGAACCCCGGCGTGTCGATCTACGGGTCCTCGACCCTCGACGAGCTCTTCGCGGCGATGACCGGCAAGGACGTGTTCAACGGCTTCCTGAATCGCTGGCTGATGCTGCCGACCAAGCGAAGGATCATGGCGGTCGAGCCCAAGCTCGAGCCCGGCGAGGTGCCGAAGCAGCTGGCGCTCGATCTCGCCAGGCTCCGGCAGTGGGCGCACAAGCTGACGCCGGATGCCATGGCAGCGCCCATAGGAGACCCCGCAGGGCCCCGAAAGCGGCTGCGCTGGGGGACGAGGGCCGAGGAAGTGAGCAAGGCGTTCGACGCCCACCTCTTCCAGCTCTGCGAGGATCCGGGAAAACAGATCTTCTACGCCCGCACCCACGAGATGGCGATCCGGCTGGCGACCATCCGCGCCGCCGGCAACATGACCGACGTCGTCCAGGCGATCGACATGGAGTGGGGGAGGGATGTCGCCATGTGGGCTTCCGAGTTCACCTCCCAATTGGCCGGCGCCAACATCGCCGAGAACGACTACCAGCGGAACTACAACCGGGTCCGGAACGCCATCGCCCAGGCCAAGGCAATCACCATGCGCGACCTCCGCCGCCGCGTGAAGGGCCTCCGCGAGCCCGAGTGGAAGGACATCCTGCAGGGCTTGCAGATCGCCGAGGAGATCCGCGCGATCAAGAAAATACCCCCGGCAGGCGGGACGCCGTCATTCATCTACGAATACACCGGAGATTGATTGAATGTCCACTTATGAAAAAGTTCTGAACGCCCTCAAGATAGAGGGAATCACCTCGATGACGAGGCTGAAACGCAAATTCCCGACGCTGAACGCAAACGAGTGGGCGGAATTCATAGCGCGGTCAACGTCGGAAAAGCATGTGGCAACTCAATGGATCTCCGCGGTGCATGGCGAGCGCTTCATGCAGGTGGAATATATCGGAAATTGATTTCTGGTTACTGTTTCAATCAATGGTTCGGTTGGCACCTTGAAAAATCAAGACGGTGCCAACCGTGCCAACCGACAAATCGGGCGTTCGGTTGGCACTTCGGTTGGCACTCGGTTGGCACCGAAATTAAGTGTTTGAAAAATAATTGAGAAAGTTCGGTTGACATATAAAGGAGGAGAGGGGGGTATAGTGTATATATAAATATATAATTGGAATTTTACTCTCTTCTCGCGTGTGTCTTTTTAGGTGGGGTATATAGACGAGGTGTCAGACGTGCCAACCGTTTCCGGGCAACTTCCCCGCTCTTCGCGCTTGCTCGTTTCGAACAAATCAGCCATCGATCTTTTCGCGCCTCACGACACCGCCGCGTCACCTCTCAGCAGGAGATGACGATTGGCACGACGAAACAAACGACTGCGCCAAATCCCCGGCGCCATTCTCCCCACCCCCGAGCGCATGGCCCAGGCATCGGGCTTTGACGAAATGGCAGAGGCGACGGCCGGCGGCATGCTCAAGCGTACCGGCGCAATACGGGTCTGGTCTGCCCTTGAGAACCTGTACCGGAACCGCCTCATCACCGGCCCGCAATACGACGCCGGGGAAAAGTTCTATCGCGACTGGTATCTCGGCCACGTCGCTTCGTCTCAGGTCACGATGAAATGGTCCGATTATGTCTCTGGCCTATCAGGCAGCGATGGCAACCTAGACGCGGCAGAGCGCAAGTCATTCCACGCCAAGCGATACGCGCAGGCCAATTGCCAGCTTGACGCCATCGGCATCCGCAAGCCGGTTCACTGGCTGGTGATCAACGACATCAAGCCTCAGGACGTCGGGCGCCGCTTTCGTGGATACCGCGGCCAGCGTGCTGCCACCGCATCCGGTGTTACCGCCGTGGCCCTTGGCCTGCAGCTCCTGGCGAAATTCTATGGCCTTGAAAAATAACACTACCCGCGTAACGTGGGTATCGGCCTATGAAGGCATCATCAGATGATTTGCGCAGCACGCGCATCCACCTTCCCCCGTCATCAACCGCAACCCACAACGTTGCTCCCGATCGCCGCCTCCGTTGGGACGGCGGGGGAAACCAATGCACGCCATGAGACGCAACAGCCGATCCGCCGAAGGCCAATCCTGGCAGCATCTCTACAAGACCGGTCGCTGGCAAAGGCTGCGGCGCTTGCACCTGGCAACCAGCCCGCTCTGCATCATGTGCCTTGAAGAGGGACGGGTCGAGCCGGCTGGTGTGGTTGATCACATCGCGCAGCACCACGGCAATCTCGCGCTGTTCTTCGACTCTGGCAACCTGCAGTCCCTTTGCCTGACGCATCATAACTCGGTGAAGCAAAGCGAAGAGCGGACAGGCAAGCGGGTGATGCCGCGCGGCGCTGATGGATGGCCCCTAGGATAGCCACAGGAGGCCACAGACGGGCATATGGCGTGACGGCTACATGGGTAACGGCGAGACACCGCAAGGCCAGCCAGCGCGCGAAAGAACGGCGGCAGGGGGTGGTCAAATCTCTATGCTGCACTGCTTCTAGGG